TCTAAGATTGTTAGTGAGTTGGCTTACAGCCTTGACCTTGACCCCGATGAGATTCTTAACGACCCTGAAGAAGCAGCAATCATGGCACAAATCATAGGAGCACAGAATGTTGGACAAGGAAATGGCGAACCGACTGGGGCCGCTGGTCAACAACCCGGAGCTATGGGGGGCCTTGAAGGAGCACCTCAACAACCTCCGGAACTTGGAGCTACAGGGACTGGCGGTGGCAACATCGGAACTGGAACTGTACCGCAAGCAGGGGAAAGCGAGTTCACTGGCTAACTTAATGAATCTCAAAGAACAAGCAACAGAAGCTAAACAACGGATAGAGGAATAACAATGAAAGTACCTAAACTAAAATATGCAGTAGGCTCAGTAGCTCAAGCAGCAGCAGAGGGTGCCGATTCATTGTTGTCTGAAGCTCGTAAGGATGTAGTGGCTGCCCGTGAACCAGAGCCAGCAGTATCTCCTGAAATTGAAGAGCTTGCAGAAGCTGCATCTAAAGTAGAAGCAAGCCCAGATACACAAGCCTCTGAAACAGAAGTAAACATGAAGGACACTACTAAGCTTGTAAACTCTTTTGAGTTTCAAGGCGGCAACAAGAAAATGGACAAGGCTTTCATTATGGAGTCTCTGGGCGAAGTAGCTGACTCTCCTATTGTTGAGTCTAAACAATCTATTGCTGAGTTTATTACTGACCTTCACCGTGTACAGTTGGAGCAAGAGTCTAAGCCCTTACTATCTCCTAAAGACTTTAAAAAGCTGACTAGCTTTGCAAGTACTGAAGAGCGCATGGAAAAGAAAGAAGGCGGTGAAGTATCTGACGTAGATAAATACATTAGTCTATACGGACAAATGGAACAGTCTATGGACAAAGCAGAAACCCCTGAAGATAAAAAAGCAATTTATGAGCGTTGGTCTGAGGTAGAAAAAACATTTGACGGTAATATTATTAGTGCTGCTTTACAGAAGATGGATTCTGAAAGTGAAGGACGAGAAGGTAAATTTATAGGCGGCTTACTCGGAGCAATTGTAGAAGAAGTAACATCTTCTAAAGGAACTACTACTGAGCCTGTAGGTCAAGAATCTGAAGCAAGTATAAGCAACCTTGAAGGCCCTGACCCAATTGCTGCGGCTAACAACGCTCCAATTTCTAATACAGGCTTTGCGGAAGGTGGTTCACTTATGGCTCCCGATATGCCCGTAGATACTTATGATAATATACCACCAGAGGAAATGGAAGCCGTAAAAGCTACACAGCTTCCAGATGCTGAGATGGAAGATGAGTACGCAGGCTTTGTACTAAACGAAGCGCTGTCCCCAGACGACCAAGATTATTTAATAAATGCTCTCGAAGGCGATGAGCGTTTAGGGCAAATCTTTGATAACATCATGGATATTGCCGGAGAATTCGCTGGTGAGGGAGCTGTAAAAGGCCCCGGCACTGGTACATCAGATTCGATACCCGCAAGGTTGTCGGATGGTGAATTTGTTTTCACCAGAAAAGCAACCGACCAAATAGGCACAGATAAGCTTCAGGCTATGATGGATGATGCAGAACGTGCTTATGATGGCGGTGTAATGAAAAAGTACGCAGGCGGTAGCATACTTGATGGCGTTATGGAGATGGAAGACCCTGATGAAGGAGTCCATAATCAAATGCTAAGCTCGAATCCAATGCCTAGTGTACGAAACCGATAAGGCCACCCGCAAGGCCCCTTATCACTAACTTTTAACCTAGAGGCCACCTTGTAGTATCAAGCCCTATTCTTCAGTCGCGAGTTGAATAGCTACCTTGAAAAGACGACAAGCCCCAAAAGGAGTGCGACATGACTGACTTACAAGAAACAGAAGAAGAAGTAGCAAATCCATACAACATGAGAAAAGAATGGCATGATGAAGATGACCAACTCTTTGAAAGTGCTGATGGTGTTTACTACGAAAAGAAAGCTAAGAAGGCCACCCGTAAGGCCCCTTCTGAAGAAGAATCTGCTACAGATTACAAGAAGCGATACGATGACCTAAAAAAACATTACGATACTAAGGTTAACGAGTTTAAACAGAAAGAACAAGAACTTCAAGCCGAAGCTCGAATGACACAGCAAGTTGAACAGGCCGTTCGTCACGAGGATACAGTAGAGGCACAAGAAGAAGTTCAGGACGAGTATGTAGAAACAGCACCCGCTGTAGAGTCTGATGATAGACTTTCAGCACTTGATGAGCGTGAAGCTAGGATTGCACGAAAAGAGGCTGAAATGACTCTGAGTTCAGCACATCCTGACTTTTCAGAAATACGGCAAAGTGATGAGTTCCACGAGTGGGCTAAGTCACAGCCAGAAGCAATTCAAGATTGGGTATACAATAATCCTAATAACGTAGACTTGGCGGTCAAAGCTATCGACCTTTACAAACTGGAGTCAGGTTTAAATGCTCAAAATTCTTCCAGTAAGAAAGTACAGTCGCAGCCTGTGTCACCATCGGCAGCAGACATGGTTTCAACTAAAACAAAAACCGTGAATGCTAACGAGCCGAAGGTATGGACACAACGGGAAATTGCTGCACTGTCTATGGATGATTATGATAAATATGAAAAAGAAATCGATTCAGCCATAATTGAAGGCAGGGTAGTAGCTTAATAACTATTGTCTTAAATAAAAGGAAAAATAATCATGGCTAATAACGTATCAGACCAGTTTTTTGCAGATGGCTCAAACAGTAACTTTGGCACTAGCAGCAACTTTATGCCTGCTATTTACTCGAAGAAGGTTCTTAACTTCTTCCGTAAAGCTTCGGTTGCTGAAGCAATTACCAACACTGACTATGCAGGTGAGATTTCTGCATTCGGTGATTCTGTAAAAATCATTAAAGAACCCACTATTACTGTACATCAGTATGAGCGTGGCGCTGACACAACTGCAACTGCACTGACCGACACCGAAGTAACTCTGGTTGTTGACATTGCTAACGCCTTTAAGTTCATCGTAGACGACATCGAAACTTCTATGTCTCACGTAAACTTCAAGGAAGTAGCTGCTTCATCTGCTGCTTACGCTCTGCGTGATGCATTCGATGCTGGCGTACTGGCTACTATGGAAGCAGGTCTAAGCGCTTCTACTCCTGACCACATTCTAGGTGGCGACACTACCGCTTCAGCCGCTTCTGGCGTATTGACTGGTACTGACGCTCTGGGTCTGCAACACGCAGGCACTGACCCTCTGGATGTTCTGGCTCGTATGGCTCGTCTGCTTGACGACGAAAACGTACCAGAAGAAGGTCGTTGGATTGTAGCTCCCCCTGTATTCTACGAAGAGCTGTCTCAGTCTGACTCTAAGCTCTTGTCAGTAGATTACAACGGTGGTCAAGGTTCTATCCGTAATGGTCTAGTAAGCTCTGGTAAGCTTCGTGGATTTAGCATGTACAAGTCTAACAACATGACTGGACTTGTTGCTAATGCTGACGGCCTTATTCTAGGCGGTCACATCTCTGCGGTATGTACTGCACAGACTATCACCAGCACTGAAGTCATTCGTGACCCAGATAGCTTCGGTGACATCTGTCGTGGTTTGCACGTATACGGCGCTAAGGTTCTACGACCTGAAGCTCTCGTTGGTGCATACTTCAACGTAGCATAAGCTGTAACCTAATAAGTGCGGGGGCTGTAAAAGGCCCCCAATCTTTAACAAATTTAAAGGCAAAATAAACTATGGCAACATCATACTTAGAGTTGACTAATGAACTTCTTAGAGAACTTAATGAAGTTCCGTTAGATTCAGGTAACTTTAGTACAGCTATCGGTGTTCAAGGACACGTAAAAGATGCTGTAAATAAAGCTTACTTTGATATTATTAATGATGAACCTCAGTGGCCTTTTTTATCTGCTGGCGAAAGCGGCGAAGTAGACCCCATGTACGGAAACGTATATGTTGAAACTGTCGTAGGTCAGAGATTTTATGAATTAAAACCCGCTAGTGATTCAATTAAAACAGACTATGGTTCAATAGACTGGGATAATTTTTATGCAACTACTGTGGGCGTAGCTGGCGAAACAGCACCTTATACTGGAAAAAATCTTAGGTTTATGACCACCGAAGCTTGGAAAACATTTAGACGAGTTTCAGAAAACCTAGACGATGCAGACAGTCAAACCTTTGGTGTTCCTGATAGTGTAATTAGAAGTCCTGATTCACGTAAGTTTGGACTTAGCCCCATACCTGATAAAGTGTATCGCGTGTGGTTCTATGCTTGGAATCTCCCAACAAAATTTACCAGTTATAGTGACGAGATAGTATTTCCTGAAATGTATACTACAGTTCTATTAGCTAGAGCACGTTATTATATTTGGCAGTTTAAAGATAATCCACAGGCCGCTTCATTTGCAATGGACGACTATAGAAAGGGATTACGCAGTATGCGCTCAAACCTTATTGAAGCCGCACCAACCACAATTAAAGATGACCGAGTGAGATTCATATAATATGGCAGCTTCACAACCTTTTGGTTTCTCTTGCAAGGGTGGTTTAAATACCAACATAAGCAAGATAGAATTGCTTAGTCAGCCCGGAATTGCAACAAAGTTGCTTAATTTTGAGGTTGACCCCGATGGTGGCTATCGCCGTGTCAGCGGGTTTACAGCTTATGGAGCAGGCTCAGCAGCAAGGCCCAACGGAGCAAACTCTGTACTGGGCATCAAAACTTACGCAGACGGCGTTGTAGTATGTAGCGGAACAGACATTTTTTTTAGCAATGACGGAGTCACTTGGCTTCAAATAAACCGTGCCGGTGTCCATAGTAGTGGCGACAACTACACAACTTTTACAGGCCGTTCAGCATTAGCTAGAACTAATCAAGGTCAATCTTCTATCGACATCTACGAAGGTAGTAAATCCGTATACGGTGAAATAGTAATCTGTGACGGAGCAAATAAGCCTTATTATTTTTACATGACAGGTACAGGCGCATTAAACACCCGTACTTTTTTTGCAGAAGAAATTACAGTATCAAACACAGAAGCTCCTATAGTCGGAACAGTACACAGTAATCACTTTGTAGTGGGCGGAACAGCAGAAAATCCCAACCAAGTATATTATAGCCATCTACACGAAATAAATAACTTTGTAGGTGCAGGAGCAGGTGAGATACGCTTAGCAGATAAAATTATAGGTCTTAAAAGTTTTCGTGGTGACTGCATTGTATTCTGTAAAAATAGTATTTATAAATTAATAAATATTGAAGCTAACGATGCAACCACTGCAATTGTTCCAATCACAAAAAATGTAGGCTGCATAGATGGACAAAGCATTCAAGAAATTGGAGGCGACCTTGTATTTTTAAGTCCCGATGGTGTTAGAACACTTGCGGGTACTGCAAGAATTGGAGACGTTGAGCTAACATCTGTAAGCAGAAACATTCAAAGAATTTTGAGTAACATTGCAGACAACATAAATACTTATACTGTTTCAAGTGTTGTGTTGCGTTCTAAGTCTCAATATCGTTTGTACTATTCAAACCCTACTGAAGGTGGGGCATTTGCAAAAGGAATCATTGGAACCTTTACGGGCCAAGGATTTGAATGGTCTGAAACAGAAGGAATTGAAGCACCTGCTGTAGATAGTGGTTTTTTGTACGGCGGTGTTGAGCAAATCATACACGGAGATACAAAAGGTTATATTTATAATCACGATGTAGGTAATTCTTTTAGTTATCAAGGAACACTAGAAGATATTAAAGCTGAGTATGAAACTCCTTACTTAGACTTTGGTGATATGGGTACACGAAAGACTTTGCAATATGCTAAAATATCTGTAACTCCTGATGCAGGAGCTGGTGGTTTTTCACAGCCTACACTAAGAGTTAAGTTTGATTTTGAAGACGCTAACATTCAACAGCCTTTACCTTATACTTTTCCAGAAATCAGAGGCGGTGCGTTCTTTGGTGATGCTGTGTTTGGAGACGCATATTTTGGTTCGGCAGAAAGCCCACTTATAAGACAACCTATTCAGGGGAGTTGCTATACGTCAAACTTTTCTATAAACAGTGACGACCAACTTCAACCCTACACAATTAACGGTTTATACATAAACTATGTTCCCGCAGGCAGGAGATAATTAGATGGCAGGCACAAGCTACACAAGACAAAGTACAATTACAGACGGTAATCTTATTACTGCTTCTCTTTTTAATAATGAGTATAATCAGCTTTTAAATGCTTTTGTATACTCTTCAACGGGAACTACGGGCCACACACACGACGGTAGTGCAGGACAGGGCGGCGCAATTGCTAAAATCGGCGACCAAGATTTTAAAAACAAAATAGAAATCAGCGCGACTGATAATCGTATTGAATGCTATATAGAAGTTGGCGGTTCGCCTGTTGAACAGCTTCGTATTCAAGACGGAGCTATTGTACCTGTAACTGATAGTGATATAGACCTTGGAACAACTTCTTTAAGATTTAAAGATGCTTTTGTAGATAGCTTGACTGTAACTGGTGTTGTTACTGCTACAGGATTCACAATAGGCTCAGCAGTTATTACTGAAGCAGAACTAGAAATCCTAGATGGCAAAACATTCTTGGACGAAGATGACTTGGTTTCTGATAGTGCTACAGGCATTCCATCACAACAGTCTGTAAAAGCTTACGTAGACGCACAGGTTACTGCACAAGACCTAGACCTAACTGACGGCACAACAAGCATCTCAATTGATTTAGATTCAGAAGCTTTGAGTGTGTTGGGCGGTACTGGTGTTACTTCTACTGCAAGTGGCAATGGCGTAACGCTCGCAATTGATAGCACTGTTGCAACGCTTACAGGCTCTCAGACGCTAACCAACAAAACTCTTACTGCTCCTGATGTAAATACGCCTGACATTGATGGCGGTACTATTGACGGTACTATTATTGGTGGCACAACAGCCGCAGCAGGTTCATTTACTACTGTAGATGCTACAGGAAACATTACAGTAGGAGGCACAGTAGATGGCCGTGACGTTGCTGCTGATGGCACTAAGCTTGATGGTATTGAGGCTTCAGCAGATGTAACAGACACTACAAACGTAACAGCCGCTGGCGCACTAATGGATTCTGAAGTAACTAACCTTGCACAGGTTAAGGCTTTTGATTCTTCAGATTATGCTACAGCCGCACAAGGTACTACAGCAGATGCTGCGTTGCCTAAAGCTGGTGGTGCTATGACTGGAGCTATTACAACTAACAGCACCTTTGATGGGCGTGATGTTGCTACAGATGGCACAAAGCTAGACGGCATTGAAGCCTCCGCAGACGTAACAGATACCACTAACGTTACAGCCGCTGGGGCATTGATGGACAGCGAGTTAACTTCTATCGCATCGGTTAAAGCGTTGAACCAAGGTGTTGCTACTACTGACAGCCCTACGTTTGTAGGCTTAACTGCCTCTGGCGAAATCACAGCCAACGGCGGCATAGCATTGGGCGATGGTGACGTAGCTACGTTTGGAGATTCTGATGACTTATCTATACAGCACTTAGCAGGTACTACCTACCTTACAAACACCACAGGTTCTTTGGTTTTAAGGTCAGACAGTTTTCGCGTTCTGAACACCGCTAACTCAGAGCAAATACTGCATGGTGATGCTAATGGAGCAGTAACAGCTTACTACGACAACTCCGTCAAACTAGCCACCACCTCCACAGGCATAGACGTTACTGGCAACATGATTTCCGATGGCGTGGGTATTGGCACTAGTTCGCCTAGCTACCCCTTCCATCTAAGTAGTAGTGGCGACACAGTAGCAGCTGTTACCGCAGGCGCAGCTTCAGTAGCCGCATTAAATTTAGGCAACTCAACTAATCTAGCCGACGGCGGCATACGTT